CAAGCACAGACGATTGGACAGCTTTTAACTCAAAGCTTACCGCTAAAGTTCCTACCTTGTTAAACCTACCAACAGACGAGGATGAAGCCCGGGCTGCTATGTATTCGCGTCTTGGAAGGCCAGAAAGCGCAGATGGATACCAAGTGGACGGGGCTGATCCTGATTTTCTATCGTGGGCGCATGACAACGGGTTATCTAACGCTCAAGTCAAAGCATGGCAAGAAAACACTCAAGAACAAGGCAAGAAGCTAGACGAAGACACTGATCAACAAATGCAAGAAGCTAATGATCTGCTTAAAAAAGAATGGGGCCATGCTTATGACGAGCGCCTATCTCAAGCAAAAAACGCAGTGCTTGCCTATGCTGATGCTGAAACTCAAAGCTTTTTATTAGAATCTGGCCTTGCTAACAATCCGAACATGATCAAGCTAATGGCTCAAATTGGGGCGACATTAACGGAGGATGAATCTGCCGGGCTTCAAAGTGGTAATCGTTTCACCCTGTCACCTAATGAGGCGCTAGATAGAATTAGCGAAGTCAGAAGGAACAGAGAACACCCTTATAACCTAGCAGGCCACCCTCAACATAATATGGAAGTAGAAAAAATGGAAAGTTTATATTCACAAGCTTATCCAGAAGCTTCTTAATTCCTAATAACCGCGTAGAAATCATTGAACATCTAATCCAACAGGGTAGCTAATTTTAGTCCTGATGGGTTGGATGGGCCGTTTCTCATCTCGTCAAAGCATACGTCATTGCCAGTTCAGAGTCCGTAAGGGTAGCTCAAAACGCCAATTTCAACTTGCCTATTTCGGAGAAGAATCATGGCTAATACAATTTCAAAAGCATTTGTTCAGCAGTTCCAAGATAACTTAATTCACCTAGCACAACAGAAGGGTTCACGCTTACGCTCTGCAATCAATGAGCAGTCAGTAACGGGCGAGAAATTTAACTTTGAACGCTTAGGTACTGTGGCAGCAATCGTTAAATCCTCACGCCACACCACCACACCAGTTCTTGAAGTACCACACTCTCGTCGTGTTGCCACAATGACAGATTATCATTGGGCTGATCTCATAGACGATGAGGATAAAGTTCGTATGTTGGTAACTCCTGAGTCGCATTATGCAAAATCAGGTGCTAACAGTATGGCTCGCGCTATAGACGACCTAATCATTGCCGCTGCAACGGGTAACGCTGTAGATGGTGCTGGCTCAAACGTAGCATTGCCTGCCGGGCAGAAAATTGCTCACGGATCGGCTGGTCTTACTGTAGCTAAATTGATCTCTGCTAAAGAAATCATGGACGGCAACGATCTTGATCCAGACGAAGAACGCTTCTTTGTGTTGGGTTCACAGCAAGTGTCTAATCTTTTAGCTACAACTCAGATTAGTTCAAGTGACTACAACAGTGTTAAGGCTTTAGTTCAAGGTGACATTGACACGTTTATGGGATTTAAATTCTTACGTTCAGAGCGTTTAAACCTAAATTCAACTCAGCGCAAATGTTTTGCATTTAGCAAATCTGCAATGGGCTTGGGTATTGGTAAAGACGTTTCAACTAAGATTGATTTACGTCCCGATAAGTCTTACGCCCATCAAGTGTACTTGTCATTTGTTGCTGGAGCTACACGCATTCAAGACGAATGTGTTGTGGAAGTTCTTTGCACAGAGACTTAATCTCTTAGCGCAATTAACCAAGGGGCTGAAATACGCCCCTTTTTTTTAATCAAGGAGTTCGTCATGGCTAGTGAAGTATCTATTTGTAATCGGGCCTTAGCCATGCTTGGTGCTAATACAATTACGTCATTAACTGACGGATCAACAGAATCAAATGTTTGTAACGCTGTCTACGCAGACGCAAGGGATGCTATTTTAAGAGCCTATCCTTGGTCTTGTGCTATTCAACGGGCAACCCTTGCTCAACTATCCACTGCCCCTGTATTTGGCTTTACAAAGGCTTATAGCCTACCTAACGATCCTCACTGCCTCGCTGTCTTAGATTTAAAAGAAGAATCTAAATACCGGGTTGAAGGACAAAATTTAATCTGTAACAGCGACACAGCAACCATTAAATACGTTGCACGAATTACTGATCCCGGTCAATTTGACCCGGCTCTTGTTTTTGCGCTTTCTTGTCGAATATCGGCAGAGATTGCCTATGCTTTAACTCAAAATAGATCGCTTGCAAACGATATGTGGGCTATGTCTGAAAAGGGCATTACTGACGCGGCTATGTATGATGGTGCGGAGGTTGGATCTGAGGACATTACTGCAACCCTTTTGGAGAATGTTCGCGCATGAGGCTATCCCCGATTATTAATAGTTTCTCAAGTGGGGAGCTATCACCTCGACTAATGGGTCGCACTGATTCACCTAAATATTCTAGTGGCTGTGAAGTCATGGAAAACTTTATTGCTTTGCCTCATGGCGGTGCAAAAAGGCGTGGTGGTACTGAGTTTATTAATGAAGTCAAAAACTCTGCACATACAACTAGGCTGATCCCGTTTGAGTTCAGCGTTGACCAGACTTACGTTTTAGAGTTTGGCAATAACTACATAAGGTTCTATACCAATGGCGGTCAAATACAAGCCAACTCAGCAGCGTATGAAATCACCACCACATACACTCACGATCAAGTTAATGCACTACAGTTCGCTCAGAACGCGGATGTAATGTGGATCGTTCACCCTAGTCACAAGCCAAGAAAACTAACAAGACTTGCTCATGCAAGCTGGACAATAGCCGATGAAATATTTAAAAAAGGCCCGTTCTTACCTGTTAATCAAGATGAATCTCTTACGCTCACTTTTGCCTCCACAACTGCTACGACTCAGAATATCACTGCCAGTAGCTCTTTGTTTAATTCTAGTCATATTGGCGGTGATTTTTTAATAGACACAATTCCGAATGTAGTAACAGGCGAAGTGGTTTGGGTCAGGGTCAACAGTGTTGCTTCTGCCACTGTCGCTAATGTCACCATTAAAGATTTAACGTATATGCCACAGGACACTAACCCCACAAATCTATGGCAAGAAGCCGCTTTTACTTCCACAAAAGGCTATCCGTCTGCGGTGGTGTTTTATGAACAAAGACTTTGGTATGCCGGGACATTAGCTAAACCTCAAACATTCTGGGCTAGTAAAACTGGCGAGTATGAAAACTTTGATCTAGGGGCTACTGCTAATGACAGCCTTAGTTACGCTATCGCCTCAGATCGTGTAAACAATATTAAATGGTTAGCCGCTCAACGAGTGCTAATTATCGGTACTTCTGGCGGTGAGTTTAGAGTAACAGGCGGCAATGAATCTGCGGTGACTCCAACTAATATTGATGTTCGCAGACAGACCTCATACGGATCTAAACTAGGCCACCCTGCTTATGTGGGTTCAGATGTATTCTTTATTCAACGATCTGGTACTCAAGTAAGAAATGTGGCCTACAAATGGGAAAGCGACAGTTTTCAATCTGATGATATTACTTTTCTTGCTGAACACATAACAGAAGGAGGGCTAACAACTCTTAGTTACTCTCACGTTCCTGATTCTCTTTTGCTTGGCCTACGTTCTGATGGTGTTTTAATTATGCTGACCTACGATCCTTCTCAAGAAGTGGTTGGCTGGCATAGGCACACCACAGATGGTGAGTATAAATCTTTAGCAGTAATCTCAGAGGATGGGCCAGATCAATATTGGCTTGTTGTTAAGCGCACGATTAATGGCGCTGTAAAGCAGTTCGTTGAGCGTTACACCCCTAATTTCTTTATGGACAGTATGATTTCATACTCTGGAAGCTCTACAAGCTCAGTGACGGGACTTTCTCACCTAGAGGGCAAGACTGTTCAGATTACAGCCGATGGTGCTGTACACCCTGATTTAGTCGTTTCTAGCGGTGCGCTTACCTTAAATTATGCGGCAACAAGCATTAAGGTTGGTCTTAAATATGTCTCAAAGTTAACACCTACTCGCCCGGGCGCTAATGCTGGATCTGGCACAACACTGGGCAAGATGAAACGCTGGAATGAGATATTTGTTCGTTTAGATAATTCAGCCATTCCTAAGATTAATGGGCAGAGGCCGCCTGTTAGATCACCCGGCACAAACTATGGTAATGAAGAACCTACGGCAACTGAGGATATAAACATTAAAAATCTAGGCTATGACCGGGATGGTCGCATTACCATTGAACAAGATTTACCGCTGGCCTGCCATATTGTATCGCTGTTCGGCACGTTAAGCGTGGGAGATTAATTATGAGCTTTTTGACGTTTTTATCAATCGTTGGAGCAGCTAAACAATACAGTGACGCAAGTAGTGCCGCCTCTGATATGCGTGAAGCTGGCGAGAAGAACGCCCAACTAGCTGAACTAGAAACACAGGAGAGGTTAAGGCGGTCGCGGTATCAATATAATCAAGAGCAAGGCCAAAGGGTTGTTTCCTATGCTAAAGCTGGAGTTGATATTGGTAGCGTTTCTACTCTTGCGGTTATGGCAGAGGCAGCTAATGTGGCAGAACGTGAAATATCGTTTGCAACAGAGCAAGGGGCAAGAACCGCCTCGGCAAGACGCGCGGGGGCTTCTGCTCAGGCTAGCGCAATGAGCAGCCAAGGTGAAAGCTTGCTTATTTCTAACGTAGGCAACATAGGCAACAAGAATGATTGGTGGGGTAAGATAACGTGAGAATCCAAGGAATAAGTCAAACAGGTGTGCCCGGGGCAGAGCAGATAAGTTTAGGCGCTATATCTTCTGCGGCTAATGCAAAGATGAAAACAACCTCTGCATTAACTAAAGTGGTCAATGACTACCAGACCAAGATCGTTAAGGCCGAGACTGACGAAGAGTACAGTCGCTTATCTAACGGGTTTGCTAGAGACACAAGTGCAGCAAAAGATGAGATTTACAACCAAGCTAGGGTTGATGAGAATGGAGCGCCTACGCATGGCAATATGCTAGAGCAATACCAAGCAGCCCACAGCAAGATCGCCAAAGATTATAATGGTCGAGTTAAATTTAACCCTAACAAGGGCGCATTTACACGTTACGCAGACTCAACTCTGACTAATAATACCAATGTAGTTAGGGGTGAAGTAGGCCGTAGAACAATTGCACACCTCTCAGGCGCATATGAGCAGTCTAGGATCGATTTAATGCAAAGCCCTGATGGTTTATTGGAGTTTGCAGAAGCCCAGCAGAAAGCCTTAGAGGTGGGTTTAATTACGGCTGGTAAGATGGCAACAGATTTTGACTCATTCCAACATGAACATCACACCAACCGAATTATGAGTGAGTTCCAAGACGAGCGAGATTTAGGTCGTGGGCAAGAGTATTTAGATGGCATTGAGCTACCCCCAACATTTGATGAGGGTGAGCAACAGCAGATGGCAGACCGAATGAATGCTGACTTGCGTAATGATCAAGTTATTGCAAATCGTGAGATCGCTAGGGTTAAGCGTGAGGCAAAAGAGTTAGAAGCTAAAACCATGAAAGCTGCTAGAAAAGGCAAGGTAATGCTTGAGAGTGGTCGGCCTATGACCGAGAACCAACTTAACCAAATCAATGACACCATTAGCCAGTTAACTGATCCAGATAACATTGAGCAAATGGAGATTGCCCGAGATGTATACGGCAACGTGCAGTCATTAATGAGCATGACTAGAGAGCAGCGCATAGACGCACTTAATGAGACATTTGAAGACATTGTAGATAACCGCGACCTTATTATTAAACAGTCAACTCAAAAGGCTTACAGGGCCATTGAGCAATCTATAGCTGCTGATCCACACCAAGCCTACCTAATGTATGGTGGCGGTGAGCCAATGGAGAAGATCACAAAGGATAATATTGCTGAATCTTTAGCCACAGCCCAAGACAATCAAATCAAAGTCTCTGCGTGGATCGGTGAAGACGCGCCCCCAATGAGCCTGTCTCAGCTTAATGACTTAAAAAGAATTGGCGTACCAGCATTGGATGACATTCTTGCAGCGTATGGCAAAGAAGAAGCTGAGAAAGTGCTGAATCTTTTATACAAAGAGGACGCTGGAGAGATGGCAGTCGTTGGATCTTTGGCCCTCCAAGCCGATGGTGAGTCATCTTATAACGCATACCTAGCTGGGGCATCTGCTCTGAACGCAAACCCTGACTATAAGTTAAGTGGCAAGCTTAGTTTAAATAGCGACACCCCTCGCTCTTTATTCTATGACGCAACTGCTGGCTTATTTGAAACAAGCAATACTAAAGCAGAGAAGTCTATGCAACTGGTGGCTGACACTATTTACATTGGATTGGCAGAGGCGGCTGGATTGCAACCCGGTGATCCAATTATAGATGCTGCTATGTATGAGCAAGCTATAAAGTTAGCGGTGGGAAATATTGTTGATTATGGTGATAACAAGATATTGCTGCCTAGCCGAAATATGACCTTAGAACAGTTTGAAACAACCATTGATAGTTTGACAATGGAGCAGATAAACGAGATGGGTGGGTTTGCAGAGGCAGGATTAATAGGTCGTAATGGCAGACCTAGAACTGTCACGCCAGAATCAATGCTTAATAATTTAAAATCAGGTCAAGCAAAGCTAATTCAGCACTCAGAGTTTGGTCAATACCAAGTTTACTTTGGTAACAGGCCCGTAACAAACGCAGCAGGCACAGTGTTTATCTTAGACCTTAGCGAGAAATAATATGCTCCTTTATAACGCGCAAGAACCCACTGATTTTGAGAGTTACCAAGAGCAGGGTGACGTTGGCACATTTGATGTAGGTGGCGCACAGATTGATACGTTTATGTATGAGGATCTATCAAACTCGCGTGAACGCAATTTGGACGCAGAGCTATGGAAGGAGGTCTATAAGATACACGACCTAGCCCCAGAAATGTTCGGCCCAAAGTCTGTACCACAGACAAACCCAAACGCACCTAAGATTTTGCAACAAGCGTGGGATGACACTGCTCAAGCTGAGAATGCTGCCCGTTTGTCTGATTGGGAGTCAATGATTGAGCCAAACTTAGAGGCATTAAAGTCTAGGTTTCCAGAGTCAAACATTCGCAATCGTGATGAGATCGATACAGACATTGCCGCCCAAGCTAAAGTCCTGCGTGACAAGTTTGAAAAGACCTATTCCTATGCTGACCCGTATGCTGGGTTCTTTGGCACACTAGGTGGTGCTGCTGTTGCTTCAATGGCAGACCCCATTAACATGATGACATTGCCTTTAGGCGGTGGAAAGGTAGCTGGAGCTAGTTTTATTAAGGGTCTGGGCATTGTTGTTGCCCGTGGATTTGGTATTGGAGTAGTAACAGAGACAGCACTTCAACCATTTGTTTATGACTACAAAAAAGAGATTGAATCACCCTATGACCTGCAAGATGCCTTATTTAACATGGCGGCTGCTGGGGTAGGCAATGGCTTATTAAATGGAGCAGGCCATTCTATTGTTAAAGGATGGGCTAAGTACAGAGGCAAGATTGATGAAACGCCTGATAGTTATGAGAAAAGACGAAACATAAGAGAGCTAAACGAAGCTTTTAAAGCACTAGAAGAGATGCAAAACTTTGCTGACGAGACAGGTGCTAAGACTGTAGGTGAGTTAGAGATCCATCTTAAAGCTTTAAACACTGCGATGGCTGACATAGAAGCTGGTCGCCAAGTTGACTACGACTCTCTGGGTAAGACTATTGAGGCTGAGTATTTAGAGTTGTTTGATGTTGAGGTCAATGGTGCTAGGGCCACAATGGACTACATTGCTCAAAAGCGGTATCAGCTAGAAGAGTCTTTCGATCCAGACCTATACGCAAAGCAAGAGCAGTTACAAAAGTTTTCTGATCAAAAATTAACCAAGTGGGAATTAAAGCAAGCGCAAAACAAAGCTGACGTTGAAACCACTGGTGAGCTTAACCAAGAGACTGACCTAGATGCTGTGCGTGAGATCCAAAAGGCTGAGTTTGATAAGTCGGTTGGTGAAGACACTATACGCCAGAACGAAGAGGCCAATATTGCTAACAACGATCTAAGGGCTAGTCGCAGAGATGAGGGGGATATGATCGCCCTTAAACAGCAGATGGATGATCTTGATACACAATACTCAGATCAAGTTGATTACCATAGCGCAGCTAAAAAGGCCCGTGATCAGTATGTGGTTGATAAGGCCGAAGAGACTAACCAAGCAATAGCTGTTGCGCCTACAGACACGCCTCGCATGATGGCTGTTAAGACTGCGGTTAATCGCATTGCTGCATCAATGGGTGCTAACGACATTAAGGTTAAGGTCTATGAGGGCAACCCTGATGTAGATGGCGATATGCTTTATTCTCTAGCAGATGGTGGCGTATCAACGCGAGTGCCTACCGCTAAAGCATCTACTGAAGATGCTCTAACCGAAGACTTATTAGTTGGGGCAGATGTGGATTTAGCTGACCCAATTACTCTTGCCAAGAACACTGAAAAAATAAACGAATACGATGGGTACATTCCAAAAAAAGAAAATGAAACTCCAGAAGAAATTGCTATTAACTTTATAGACCAAGTAAAACAAAATTTACTTTGGTTGCACGACCTAGTTCCTGATGATATTCGTGAGAGAAGTCATATGTGGTACACAGGAGCCAATAGAATTACAGAAGGTTTTGCTGCTAGGTACGGCTACACTAACGAACAATCTTCTGGGGTTATGGCAGTTCTATCGCCTCAAAAAGATTGGTATATGAATGCGAGTCTTGGTGAGCGAGTGATGGATACTTACACTAACCATCAAGATACTTTATGGTCATCTGAAATGGATCTAGTGGCCTCTGACCCTACTCCAACAAAAGTTGGTAAAGTAATGCTACCTAAAGGCATTCTTGCTAGAAATAATAAAAATATTGAGGTTCTTAAATCAATTCAAGGTAAAGCACTAAAAGATTTAGATGATGACATTCAAATTGCTGCTTGGATCAGAGTTTTTGACGAAGCCCATAACAAACGAAGCCATAGAATAGTAACTCCAGAGGGTGGCTTTATAGAATTTGCTACTACTAAAAATGGAAGTGAAAAGATAACTGGTTGGGGTTCGTTTTCAGAGATAGCAAAAGCTGTTAGCGTTTTACGGGACGGATCACCCAAGAATGTATCAAATCAAATGGGGGCTATGCACAAAGTTCGTAACTTTTATAACAATATTTTACTTCCAGACAGCCCTAATGGTCATGTAACTATTGATACTCATGCTGTTGCGGCAGGCTTGATTAAACCATTATCTGGCAATCATACTGAGGTTTCACATAACTTTGGAACTGGTGCAGCATCATCATCTAGAACAGGATCTAAAGGCACATATGGGCTATACGCAGAAGCATATAGGCAAGCAGCTAATGAGCGTGGAATTTTAGCTAGACAGATGCAATCCATTACTTGGGAAGCTGTAAGAGGGATGTTTTCTCCAGCTTTTAAAGGTAGTGCAAAAAATCAAAAGCTAATTAGTGACTTTTGGAAAAGCCATAAAAGTGGTAAACTATCGCTAGATGAAGTTAGACAGGAGATACTTGATGCAGCAGACGGAATCGAAGACCCAAGCTGGCACAGATCCAGTGGTAATGTGGCTGACAAAGAATGGTCATCCAGTTACAAGGGAGACTTACCTACAGGTGGCATATCCAGAAATAGTGAATTGGAAGCAGCAGCTGGAAGGGGAACTGGAGTCAATGTTGCCAGAGGAAATACAAGTCTAGACTCTGGTGAGGTTCGCTATTCAAGAGATGGACAGACCATCGAAGCAGCCATTAACCCAGAAACGGGTGAGCTACACATCAACGCATCAGCATTCCGTGATGAAGCCCACCTTATGCAAGTTATGCGAGAAGAGATCATAGGCCACTATGGTTTACGCAAGTCACTTGGTGATGACTTCCAAGGTGTTATCAACGACATTAAATCCACAGCACTGACTAACCCTGAGTTACGTCAAATGTGGGCAGACCTATCTGGCATTGACCCTCAAACAAATCAAATTATAAACCCTAATGCTCCCTATAAAGGCATGGCTGACGATGTAATTGCGGATGAGATCATCTCCAAGATGGCTCGTGAAGAAATCAGCGACACCACCTTTATGGCTCTTAAGAACATCATCATTAAAGCCCTACGCAAAGTTGGCTTAATTAAAGATGACATAACTGTTTCAGAGATGAGAGCGTTGGTGGTCAAGTCTGAGCAAGCTCTCAAGAAAAACGTAGTCAAGCAGCCAAGAATCACTGGCCTAAAGCCACAACTTAAACAGGTAGATGAGCCTCTAAACAATGAAGCCATCGATGCTGAGGCTAACCGCATAGTAACTGACGAGGCTAATGACCAAGTGACCTTTGACCAAAACGGCAACTCGATAAGCCTAAGAGCATCACTTATGGAAGATGACGCAGATATAGCTGGTATCGAATCAATTAGAGTGTGTATGTTATGAGCAAATTAGATAAATGTTTTAATGAAGCCATAGCATCTGGCAAGCTATCCATTAAATTAGCAGAAGAGTTAAGGCAAGACGCATCGATCTTTGAGGCACAGCTTAAAGCACAAGGCATACACTCATCTGAACAGGCAAAGATTTTAGGTGTTGAAGAGGCGGCTAAACATCGCACGTTAATTGCCAAGCGTAATAAGTATCAGAAGGTACTACAGGGCATTGCCAACGAGAATAATGTTAAGAACATGAAGTCTCATCGCAAGAACAAGACTACTGGCTTATTAACCCTTTTTGTTAAAGATTTAAGAGGTCACAAGGGTGATGTAACTTGGTCTAACGTTGATAACCGATCATCTGCCATTGAGGGTCAGGCACACTCACTCGCGGCTGATATGTTGCAGAATCTGCACACCACTCATCTAGGCTGGGGTCAGGATCGTGACACCTTGCTTGCGACAGTGCGTGAGATATTCGGAGAGGCCACAGGTAACGAGAAAGCAGCTAAGTCTGGTACTGCATTCTCTAAAGCGGCAGAGTACCTTAGAGAGCGATACAACCGCGCTGGCGGCTTTATACCCAAGCGTAATGATTGGGGTATGCCTCAAGTTCACGACCAAGTTAAAGTCTCAAAAGCAGGCATGGACGCGTGGATTGAATACACTTTACCTAGATTAAACCGCGAGGCTATGGTCAATGCGGATGGTCGCATTATGTCTGACGATGAATTAATGCAGGCAATGCGCGAGTCATATAAGACTGTATCCACCGATGGTCAGAACAAGAAGGTTCCCGGAGCATTTAGTGGCAATGGAAAGATGGCTAATCGTCATCAAGATTCTCGTTTTCTAGTCTTTAAAGATGCTGACTCATGGATTGAATACCAAGAGTCTTTTGGCAGTCCCGACTTCTTTAACGTAATGGTAGGCCATATTCGCAGTATGTCTAGTGAAATAGCCATGCTAGAAATCTTAGGCCCAAACCCTAATATGGCGTTTAAATACCTCAGTGACATTACAGAGAATGATGGCAACATGGGCATGGTTAACTCTGTTTGGAATGTTGTCAGTGGGTCTGCTGATATGGTTGATGTTAACCGAGAATCTTTAGCCAAAGGCACAGCGTTTACTCGACACCTATTAATGGCTGCTCAGTTAGGCGGTGCAGCTATATCCTCTATCACCGACCCAGTGTACGGCAAGATGACCAGAGCTTTTAATGGACTGCCAATCGTTAAATCGATACAGCACACAGTAGGTCAGTTAAACCCTGCTGATGAGTCTGATCGGGCCTTTGCTGCCCACCTTGGTATGGTCATGGATGGGTGGTCATCACAAGCATTAGTTGGCTCACGCTTTAGTGGTGAAATGGATCCAGCAGGCAAAGCTTCAAAGATTTCTGAGACTTTATTTAGAGCGTCAGGCTTAACGGCTTGGACTCAAGGACAACGCAACTCTTTTGGCTTGGACTTTCAATGGCACTTGGCTAGACAGATGGGCAATCCTTTGTCTGAAGTTGAGTCTAAGTTCCAAGGCATGATGAGGCGTTATGGCATCACCGATGACGATTGGGAGATTATGCGATCTGTCCCACTAGAAGAGCATGGCGGTACTAGCTATTTCCGACCACAGAATATGCACGACCTAGACTTACCCACAGAAAATGTGGATAACCTTGTGACTAAAATACTTGAGGCCATGAACACAGAGATGGACTTTGCTGTACCAACGCCTGATGCAAGGGTAAGAGCAATCCAAACATGGGGTGGTAAAGAGCGAGGTAGCTTTACGGGTGAAGCAGCGAGAATGACGATGATGTACAAATCGTTCTCAATGACTCAATTTATGACCCATATGTATAGAAATGGCCCAAAGTTTGTGGGTGTTTACGCACTGAGGTTAGGCATATCATTAAGCGTTATGGGTGCTTTAGCAATCCAGATGAAGGAAATATCAAGAGGTCGTGAGCCTCGACAGATGGATGGGGCTTTCTTGTTTGCAGCCATGATGCAAGGTGGTGGCTTAGGGATCTTTGGTGACTTCATTGATGCTAGTGGTGTAGGCAATAAGAGTCGGTTTGGTAACAGTGTAATGGCTACAGCAATGGGGCCGGGCGCATCATTAGTAGAGGATGTTGTCGGACTTGGCGTAAGTGGCTTTGACTTTGCGACAGATCCGTTCACAGGTGATGAAACCAATTTAGGTCGTGAGGCTGCTAGATTTCTTCAACGATACACCCCCGGTAACAACTTGTGGTATGGACGATTATTATTTGAACGATATTTGTTTGATAACTTGCAAGAGATGACCGATTCAAAAGCCAAACAAAACCGCAAGAAATACGAGCGAAAGATAAAAACAGAGCGTGGTCAAGATTACTGGTGGAAGAGGGGTGATTCTTCACCTCAGTTCTAATAACCGCGTAGGAAATAGTTAATGTGTCTTCTAAATCTTTAGGAGATACCAACAGTGACTGTTTCTAGCACAACTAATAAGCACAGCTATAATGGCAACGGCTCTCAA